CCCCAACTATCAGTAAGGTTGGTACACGCGGATAGTCTTATCTTCTTTGTTATACTCCCCATCTCGCAGGATTCTTACGCAAATAGCCTGCGAAATAGCGTAATCTAGGTTGTAATTATTACCGTCTTTGTCTTTCTTTTGCTCGTATGTAGCCAGTACTAGGGCAGGCCAGTTCTGGGGTGGGGTGCTATCAAGCAGGGTAGCAGCCTTCTTTGGCCCCAGTTTCCATATGCCGGGTACATTATCCGTAGAATCTCCGGTTAACCACTGGGTATAGAAGTTCCGGTCAGCCAAAGCCTCGTCTACCAGTACCGGAGCCTCTTCTTTATCGGGGTTCCAATGCCAGCCCGGTACAGACCGTAGATCCTTGTCTATGGTCACGGCTATGGCCTTGCCTGAGGAGGCCATCATACCCATCAGATCGTCCGCCTCAAGCCTTGGAACACTCAGGGGTGTCCCAAGGGTCCGAACATATTGCTCGGCTTCTGGGAGGGCTTCTGGCGTGTGCTTGTTGATGTCCCGATGGGCCTTGTACTGAGGCCAGTAATCCCTCCTATAGTTATCAGACCTTGAGCATGACAGGGCAATGTAAACCTTCTCAACACCGGGGGGTGTCCAAGAAGCAATGTCAAAGTTAAGCCGCTCTTCTAGGTACTCAATACCCTCAGTCTCTACAAAGAAAGCTGCTCGGTATGCTAGAATGTCTCCGTCTAGGATAGCTACTTTAGGCTCCGTCATCTTCGTACTCCTCGTCTGTATCTGGGAAAGCTTCTTTCAGGGTATCAATAATCTGTTCATTTAAGACAGTTATATCTACATTACGATCATACCGGGTAGCCATGCACAATTCACACTCGCACAGTGGCTCAAGCACGATGTTATACGCACAATCCATAATGATATTGTAGTAGTTACTTATTTTCTTCTTAAAAGACTTCTCATCTTTATCGTTGCGTAGAACAAAGTGATACATCTCTTTATAGTCTTTGTCGTTATCCTCTGTTTTATTTGCCATGTCTTCTGACTCATGCAAACGCCACGGTTCATCATGTTCCATCAAACGGCGATCACCGTGTGATATAAATATCTTGATGGCGTTAAACCGTGGTGCTAGATTTAGTTCGTTAAGATACCGACAGTCATCAACAATGATAACTCTTTCGGGTACATCTTCTTCGCTGTTTTCTTCCTTAAGAATCTTGTAAGCAGACTCAAGAAACTTATCTACCCAGTAATCTGGGTTTTCTTTGCGACGATCTGATCCCATCTTTTGGCATACAAGTCTGTACTGTTCTGGATTAGCTTCCTTAGTAAGACCAGTAGCTTCAACTTCGGACTTAAGCGCAGCAGCAAAAGGAAGTATAATAGGCTTATATCCTTGTTTATATAACAGCTCAGCTAGTAGTTTGGCTGCTGTTGTTTTTCCAACTCTTGCCTTGCCGGATAAAAAGAGCATTAGCATTTGTTACCTCCTTTAGTATTTTGTGTGGTTCAATTATATTATGTGGGATAGGATACCCGCTATCTCTTAGGATATCGGCTGTAACCTTTCCACAAGTATGTGGGACTGGCATGTTAAAGTATCTTCCAAGTAGATGCCAGAACAAACAATGTGTTACTGTTTCTTTATTCCATTTCTTTTCTACATTATCAGGTAAAGCATTGTAGTCTATTACAACCGTTTGGGTAAACACGGGATCACCGTATTTAACCCGAACCGCTCCGATGGGTAGAACACGAACTCCTCTATAAAGAGTAGCAAAGTAACTGATGTTTGCTTCAGGTAGTTCAATATGTACATGATTCAAACGAGATCCTGCAAAGATATAGACAAGCCATGAGATTAACTTGGCCCACTTATCCCCGCGTTCTAGGTTATAATAAACGACTCTTGCCTTATGTTTCATAGAATATCCTTAGCCCCAAGTATACGGCAAGGGCATGTTCAACTTTAGCACCCTCGCTCTTTTCCCATCCAGTCAACATATAAACAGCATCCGATTTTAGAATAGCATTTAAATCTCTAGTCATACAACCTTTAAGATGTTCTTTGGTATCAACCGCTTGAGAAGGATCGAAGCCTTCATCAAGATCCATTTGGGCTGGGTTGAAAATAACACCAACCATAGAACTCCACTTAGAGCGGAGCATTCTATCTGCCTCCATAAAAGCATCAAAGTTGTGATTAGTATAGCCACGCATTGGCCCTGCAATATAAATGTTTAATTTGTCCATAAAAGCTCCTTTCAATAGCTCCGGGGGGAATCGAACCCCCACGCTGTTAAGCGGCGGATTTTAAGTCCACTGCGTCTGCCTGTTCCGCCACGGAGCCATACCTCAGTGAGTCTCAGACCAGTTCTTACCGATCTTATACTCAGCTGCGATAGGTATATTAATAGCCAGCCGTTCCCCTGCGTCTGTGGCGCAGGATGTGACTAGCTTACCAATGTTGTCGGCTTCTGTAGGACAAACTGCATACTGTAGTTCGTCGTGTACATAAGCCATCTGATGGGCCTTACCGGGGTAAAGCTTGTTCAGTTTGTGATTAGCAAGAACCATCCAGTACTTGCTTACGATAGCGCCACTACCCTGTAGTAGTGTATTGAGCGCAGCATGTTCTGACCTAACTGGAACCTTGCGACCATCGGGCAAGATGACTGCGTTGTGCTTTAGTGCATGATATCTCACTTCCTCTTGTACTTTGGCAAGCGCAGGAATCTCCTTTTGGAACTTGTCCCGTAGCCTAGCGGCCTGATTCACGCTGCAATTAAGTACTAGAGAAATCTTTTTATCACCCGCTCCATAGAGATATGCATAGATAAAAGACTTAGCAAGTGCTCTTGACTCAATGCCTGCTGCCTTCTGATTATAAGTATGAATGTCACCGTTAAGGAGAACATCGGCATATTTGCCATTGTCATACTTGTGCATGAAGTGTGCAAGCATTCGGAGTTCAAGACCAGATAGGTCAGAACCTAGCTGTACATAACCTTCGTATGGAATCCACAGTTCTCTGGCACGGTGGTCGCCACTCACCTGTGCAATGTTGGGTTCGCTGTGGGTGCATCTACCTGTAGCTGCACCCTGAGCATTTACATAACCGTGAATGTTACTGTCACGGGAACTTGATGCCCTGCTGTTCCAATCTTCTACCATACCCATAAGCTTGACTAGATCAAAGTACTTGACCAGTTCTTTTGCTTCTGGATAATCTAGAGCAGCTAGCACAGACTCGTCTACCTTGGGGTTACCCTTGTCAGTTTCGGGTGGAACCCATCCATACTTTTCTGATAGACGCTCTGCAATCTGCTTACGAGAACCGGGGTTGAAGGTTTCGATCTTTGGTTTGAGATCCTTACCTGTCTTCTCAGACTTGCGGTAATGAATCTTGTCGGGGAATATAGCCCTCATCCTATCCTCCAGCTCAGCTTTCTCCTGTAGTAGAGAGATATATAGTTTTTCCCCATTGACAATATCGTAACCAAAACCTCGCTCGGTTTGCTGTGCAAGAATCTCGGATACCATGTGTTCAAACTGGAATACCTTTAGATTCTCTTTGGCAAACTTAGATTGATGCCGGAAGATATCGCAGCCAAGCTTTACATCTTGAATACAATACTCAAGCATCTCATCTGAAAACTCAGACCAGCCTCCAGTATAGTCAATCTTGTGATTGTCTAGATACTTTCCCCAGCACTCTAGAGAGTTGCCGCCTAAGGGGTGGTTGTTACGGTCTGGATACATTATCCTAGATACCACTAGTGTATCGAAGAACCCATGCTTTGGTCGCTTAAGGTTGCCAAGAAGTCTTCTGATTACGGGGATATCAAAGGATAGAATGTTGTGGCCGATGATTAGATCAGCAGTGTTTAGATAATCAACCAGTGTGTGCATGTTAGACTGAGTGAATGTCTTGACTTCCTGAGTGTCTGCGTTCATAACGACAGCGCACCAGATAGTTGAGACTTCCTTGGTTGGCCCCTTGTTTGTAAGAGTGACTTCGCCCAAGCCGTCTGCTTCAATGTCAATCACTAGTCTAATCATATCATACCTCCGTGGTTGGTTCAAACACTACTTCACCGTCATCGTTAGTGGCAAACCCAATCTCGGTGAGTCTACCTGTATTGTGGTCGTAATAAAGCGCGGTCGCAACACCTGCTCTACCAGTCAGTCTATTCTTGAGAACACGAACCATAGTGGTATTGGCAATACGGTCATCACTGTTTTGCCTATCGCGTTCCAAAGCTACAACTGTATTAGGTACGCTAGCAAGTGCGCCTGAACCACGCAGATCCTGTAGCGTAATACGATCACCCTCCTCATAAGCTTTGTCTGTCTTCTTAAGCTGTGACACAATGTCAATGTGTACACCTGTTCGGACAGCCAATGCTCTGAGTTCTTTCATAAGGTTGTCGATGATGATTCGCTCCGAATTACCACCATCAACATCCTTGTCTGACATGCCCATAAGACCTGCTGCGGCAGCAGTGATATGGTCTAGGACAATGACATCTACCTTAAGAGACACTGCCATGTATTCCATTCTAGCAAGTAGATTGGACATGGCATTGTTACCGAGATGGTCATAGATATAAAAGTTTGTCTTACCAAGATGTTCCTTTGCCTGACCATACTCTGTGTCTGATAGGTTGTCGATGATACTCATGTTGATGGGGTTCTTACCAAGTTTAACACGAAGCTCGTTCATCATGCGAGATGCACGAATGGCTCGTACTGGCTTGTTAATAATCAACGAGATCATATCATCCATTGTTTCTTGCGGGGATTCTTCCAACATTATAGCACCTACAGAACGACCTTCGTCCAAGTGGTGCATCATAAGTTCACGAAGAATAGTAGACTTACCTGAGCCAGTACCGCTGGCCCACAGTGTAATCTCTCCCGACCGTTGACCGATAAGATACTCAGACAAAGCATCGAATGGGAAAGGATAAACCCTGACGGCATCCAGTTCTTCCATTGTGTTGATGATTTGAGAGACATGGAGAATCTCATCGGGAGAATATGGCTGTGCTTCCCATAGGGCAGTCACCACAGCCTTGCCTTGGTTGTTGGCAAGACACTCGTTAGCGTCCTTGAAAGGAAGCTTAGCAATCTTGCACTTACCGGGCGGTAGAATCTCAGCTACCTCTAGTGCTGCTTTCTGACCGGGATCATCCATGTCAAAGCATAGCACGATTTCATTGTACGAGTTGACAAACTCTAGGTTGTCTTTGATAGACTTGACTGCTGACGCAGCACCATTAGGCAGGGAAACAACAGCCCAAGTATATCCCATAAGCTGAGCAACTGTCATGCAGTCAATCTCACCCTCGGTAATAATAAGACGCTTGTTGTTACCCTTCCACAAATGCTGACCAAACAGCTCTATGTTCTTAGCTTCGCCCTTCCAAGCAAACTGCTTGTTAGGACCACGGAGATGCTGACCAGTAAGGATACCATCTCTGTAATAGTTGGCAATCTCTACAGTCTTACCATTGATAACTGCTGTCTGATATCCATACATGCGACAAGCTTTTTCTTCTACACGGCGATGAGCAAGCTCTACAACAGACCCAAGTATAGGCTTCCAATCTTTCTTAACAATAGGTTCTTCTTGCATAGTGTGTCCTTCCTTGGGAATAAAGTGTTGACACTTGAAGCAGTAGTAATTCTTTTCATACTCTGCCAAGTTGTCATTGTGTTTATCGTTACCATTTGCCTTGCACTTTGGGCAAGGATGTTTACCGATGAATGTTGACATGCTTTCCTTTGAATAGTTGAATGATTGTGCTTCTTATCTCGTCGCGTTTATCAGTCAGTTTATCGTAAGCCTTTTGAGTAGCGTTACCATCCGTTTCCATGCGCCCGATCTTAAAACTGATATCAGCGTACTCATATATAAGCGCTTCAAATTCACTTACTGTCACCCTTAGTTCCCTTCTTTTTCTTACCAAAGATCTTATCGTAGTTCTCACGATACTTCTTCATGTCTACTGGTCTATAGGCATCGCCTTTGCCAGCACCATGAGTAATGCTTTTCTTCTTAGCCATACTGATATTCTCCGTTTTCATTTGAGTAAACAATACGATCAAACACTTGAGAACACCACGGCATACAGAACTTGCAGGGCCGGGACATTCCAAGCTTACCTGTCTTACTTATCCTGAAGTTAAACAAAACCAGTTTATCCAACGGGGTCTTTATCTTTCTGAACGCATCCAACTCAGAGTGCAAGTAAGGATACATATACCCATACTCTACTGTCTTTGGGTGGGTCTTCCAGTTGTTAGTACCAATAGCAACAAGCTGGTTCTTTCTAACAATCAAAGACACATGCGCTTTATCTCTGTCAATTGTTTCTGCAATCTTGAATGCCAAGTGTTCCCATTTATCCGTCATACTTCATCAGTGCCTTCCAACTATGCGGGAACAATTGCCTAGCCACTAGATCCACACCTTCAGCAATCTCCTGAGTCTCAGCCTGAGAGTGGCTGTCGAGGCGCAGCGTAGCCATCCTAGCCCAAGCATACAGAGAACCAGTCCAGATCCACTCGGTCATAGTACCCTGTGGCAGGATGGCTCTAGCCTGCTCAGGGCAAACACCATCAGCAATCATTTTATTGTAAAGAGAAAAACAGGATTTAGCAACGGCATTAAAATCAACAAGCAACTCGTAAGAGTTACTTACAAATTCGTTACTAGATCCTTGCTTGATAGATCCTTCAGGAGCTTTACGAAAGCCTGTAGGGTTCCAAAGGGTTGGCATGTCTGTAATGTAACGACGAGAAACCTCATTCCATGAGAACCCCACTTGATGCTTCATCAATTGACGAGCAACAAAGATGGGGGCCATTACACGGAACTTGATAAAGCAGTGAGCAAAAGGCGACCAGTGATTATGCTTTGCAAGATACTGGATTAGCTTAGCATCCTTCTCTTCAAACTTAGTAACTCGCTTGCCAAAAGATACACGGGCTGCGTCTGCAACAGCAGCATCATTGCCCATGTGTTCAATATATTCTATAAACATCTAAGCCTCCTTAATAACTAAGGGGCTATTGCTAGCCCCCCAGTCTACTTCTTTTTCTTGTCCCGTTGCTCACTAACTCCTAGTATGAAGTAACCTTCAGAGCCTTTTTCAGCCCATTCTTTTATTACATGCATAGCTATGATTTGTTCATCGTCTTCCCATAACTTCCCGTTCATAACATCAAACACTGCTTTAGTGTAGTTGTCGATGTCTGCCCGTGGATATTTCTTTTCGGTTGACTTGGGGCGTTTGACATACAACTCTAAAGAAATAGCAAGCGGAGTAGTTATCAGTTCTCTTTCTGTACCGATTACTGAGTAAACTATCTCCGATGCTTTTTCTCTAAAGTCTTTGTAAGCCCCTGTATAGTAAGCACCCCACTTACCAACGCGGGGTCTAGAAGCAGCAACGGGAGATATATCGAATCTCCATTCCATTGCTGCCTCCTAGTTAGAACGGTAGTTCTTCGTCTTCAGTTTCTTCAACAACTACAGCGGCTGGCTTAGTAGCAGTCGCAGCCTTGGGGCTAGTAAAGCCACCATCAACTGCGCTAAAACCAGACGAACCGACTGAACTGTTGTTTTCATTACGCTCAATAATCTGAACACCGTTGAGATAGAAGCTAAGTGACTTGTCTCTAGCAACGATAGCAGGAGCAAGCTTAAGCTTTACCTTGTCACCACCAAAGGCAACGATGTCAGTTTCCTGAGCATTGGCATCTACACACGGGAACTTACCCGCTTCGACATGAAGACGGCTCTTAGTCTTAAGATAGGTCACGCCTTCCTTCTCGTAGATTCCATTGATCTTCTTGGCTCCAGACTTCTTCAGAACATCCTGAAGTTTAGCCTTTAGTTTCTGATCCATAACAACAGTGATGTTGTGATTGGCAGAAGCTTCACCAAACGCCGTATCCGGCTTGAGTAGGTTAGACCACTTGCACTCAAGGGTTTCAGTAACAAACTGGGGGAGTTTCTTGAGCTTAGCTGGCTGATTCATTAGTATCATTCTCCTTGTTAATAGCAGCAT